TCTGGATTATGCTTTTCAAGCTCGTAAAATGTTTTCCAGCCATAGAAGATATGCAAATTCGCCTTCGGAACTTCCTTTCTGATACGAGACCAATGATTTAAGATAATTTCCAATCCACGATTTGGTGAAGAGGAATAAATCAGACGATGCGGATCTCTCTTAACCTTGTGTTTGAAATTCTGTAAATCGATGCCATTATTGATAATCACGAATTTTTCGTCTGGAATTTCGGGATAAAGCCTTCTATGTGCTTTGGTCTTGACGAAAATCCTGTCTATCTTATCGACACGCTCTTTGGTGAAATCGTGAATACTCATCGTATCGTGCATATCCAGAATTGTCATTTTTGCCTGAATAGGCAAGTCGAAGAATTCTGGCTTTCTCCAGACTACAAGAACATTAAATTTATCTTTGATGTTGAACTCCCAGTAATTCCTGTATTTGACACCATCGTAAATTCCTCTGTCTGTAGAACACCAGTTATACACAACGACTTTCCAGCCCAATTTCTGAAGCCTTTTTGCCAATTCGATGATTGCCGTCTCTGACCCTCCTATTCCTTCTTTCACAGACTTGGGACACCAAGGCTCAACAGTAACTCCACAATAGATGGCTATCTCATTATCCTGCCAAACTCTGGGCTTTTGATAATCGAACCTAATTTTCAGGATAAATGGATTGTCCTCCAAGTCTTTTGGTACGCCACCCAATAGAGGCAAGATTTTGTTTTCCTCTCCTTTGTCTTTCAAGTAGCCTGCGATTTTGACAAAATTTTTCGCGATTTCTCTCTTGCGCCAAACTTCATTTATCAAATTCTCAAGGTCGATAAGATATTTGTTTTTCTGGTTGAAGCTCCTTGCCTTTTTGATGGCTTCCTTTGCTTCGTCTAATCGACCCAGTTGTAAAAGACAATACGCATAAGTTCCAGCTGGACGCCAAGTATAAGCTTCAGGAAAGGTAATCAGGTTCGTCTGTGGATAAGGTTTTGTAAAGCCTATCTTTAACCATTCGATAGCCTTATTCCAATTCTCCTCTTGTACATAAACAGATGCGATATTGTAATAGGCATCTGGGTAATCTGGTTTCTCTTCCAACGATTTCAGATAAACCCTTCTTGCCATAGGATAATTTTGAAAATTTGTATAGATTTCACCCATCAACTGATATGCCTGGTATCTTTCCTCATCCCAACCAGATTTTTCAAGATATTTCTCGAAAGTATTAAGGGCTTCCTTGTATTGGGTCAATTGCATAAAAGCTATTCCAAGATAGTATAAAATTCTCGGGTCACAATTCTCCCCCTGTTTCTTGGCTTCGTCTATTAAAATCCTCGCATTGCGCTGTACGCTTTGTATTTTCCTTTCTCCTTTAGCGTGATGAATAACATATACCCTCTCGTCCCTGACCCACTGGACTGGTCGTTTTTGTATCGGAGTTTCGTGAATTCTTCCCTTCCACTCAAAATGACCATCGTTCTTCAGCAACCTTTCCCGCCATTGGACTTCCTTAACCGAGCCGTCCTCATTGAAATTGTAGAAATACTTGAAATAGAAACCAGAGACTTGAACAATTTCCGCCTCCTCAATCAAGGTTTTCAGCAAATGAGGATTGACAATGGAGTCGTCCGCATCTAACCATAAAATCCATTTTCCTTTTGCTTGAGAAAAATTGAAATTACGGGCTGCGGCAAAATCTGAAATCATACCGTCCTCGAAAAATGCCTCTGGATTAGTTTTAGGAGTGAAAAATGAAACCTTATTTGTATATTTCTTGGCTATCTTCACAGTCTTGTCTGTAGAACCTGTATCAGTGATGATAATCTCGTCTGCGTATAGATGAGCATTTTGTAAAATGCGGGGCAAATTTCCTTCTTCGTTCCTGACAATCAAACAAAGCGATAAAGTTGGTTTTTTCATTTCTTATATCTTTCTTATATCTTTTCAGGAATACAAAAACCTGAAAAGCGTTTCATAAATTTTCGCAAATTCTTTTTGTCGTCAAAAAAACCTGGAAAGGCTTGGTCAAGTAAAATCTTTAATCTTGCTGGCAACATCAAAGCCAAGCGTATATTTTTTTTCTCGTTCGAAGCATATTGATTATACAAAGTTCTTCTGAAAGCTTTATTGAACTCCAGAATTTCTTTCACTTCCTGCGGATAAATCCTGACATAATCCTTAATGAATTCGTCAATCAAATCTAATTTATCGATTGGATGAGTGGAATGAGGGACAATAGTTATTGCCTTCAAATCTTTTCCCTTGTCTTGAACTTTCGCAATCACCATTATTTGAAATTATACGAAAAAATTATACGAAAAAATTATAAAGCATAAACGAAGACGGGGCGAGATTGCCCCGTCTTCTACCGAAACCGAAGTTCGGATTAGCTGGTAAATCCACCAACTGCCGCTCCAGTGCTTTCCGCTCGATGTTCCAGAGTTAATTCTGAAACAATCATAGCCCTTTCTCGGTCTCCGTCTGGTTGCAAACGGGTAACCTTTGTCCTTCTGCCCTTTAGCCAAGCAATTGCCCAGTATTCCTTCCTAATAGCGACCAACATCTTTGCGTTAGCACCATTAGGAACATTACGATGAAGGTGAACATTATGAACTCCAAAATCTGCGAGCTGTTACCACCCTTTTCGGGTGGGCAGGTCATTTCTGCCTGCCTCTTACGGTTTCCCGTAAGTTCGGACTATATCTTCATTGAAGATATTGAAAATTCTTCAATGCTTGGCGTATAGTCTCTGAGGATACGGAGTGATGAAACTCTTTCAAGAGGAGATAGTAATCAATATCTTCACCATCCACGATTCTAGCGAGCCATCATCCGTCTTTCCTGCTTGGTAGCCCATTGTACCATCTTGCAAATTTTCACAATTTTTGTGCATATCTATTTAGGATACTACACAATAAATTGTATTGCAAGCTTTAGGGTGTCCCAGCATATAGCCAAGTTTTTTATGAGCCATTTTACTAACTCATATACGTCCACCGTTCTTGGGACAATCCTTTTCTCGGCATCAAGGGTGAATTGTAGACCGCCCCGTCCAGTGAACCCTGAAATATCTCGTTTGAGCGTTCCTCCGACGAAAATCTCGTCCGCCACCCTGTCGGTAGCGTTATAAATCATTTCCATAATGTCGTTGAAGGTAGTCTCGCCCAAACTTGAACCAGATGCACGAGTAGTAGCGTTAGTAACAATAGCGTTGATAACACCAGCCATTCTCCGAGCCACTCCTGAGGAACCAGAAGCCCTCGAACCAGCCATAAGAGCAAGCTCAATCTTTACTGTCTGTGGCTACTTCACTTCACCACCCCCTATTTTCATAGGGTGTCGGACTCTATCTTAATCCATATTTATGGATTCTTAGCGTATTAGTCTCTACGGATTCTTTCTACGAGACTTATCGTTCAATCTTATTTCAAGAATCTTATTTCAAGAACGATATTTTCTCGTAGATAAGTCTTTCCTCGGTATTACCATACATCACATTCTATTTATCTATTATGATGGTTAGGCTTCACCGATATAGCTAAGTTTTGAAAGGACATTGACTTATCCTTCGCATGCTCCCTCAAGTTCTTGGTAATCTGGTATTCGAACGCAGAGGCTGCTCCTCCGACATTCACTGCTGCCTCAGTCCCAGAAACTTGGATATTATCCAAGAAAATCTGAGTGAAGTTGTTAGCCCGTGAAGGCTGTGTATGGTCAACTACTGAAAACGCTGATGATTCAGGATTGGCATTGTCAGCCGCTCCAGCTAATGTATCTGTCAGGTATTCGTGACTTCTAATTGTGGACTATATCTTGTCTTCCGACTCAGCGTATAGTCTCTGAGGGGTTAATGCGCTTATTATGCCAATGCTTGGAAGATAGGGAGAATTCCTCGATGCGTCTCTGTTTCCTTTGAACAGTGAAGTATAAACCATTCTCAATCCAACTCCATTTATTTATCAGGAACCGCAACATTTGTTTTTTCCCAGTCACTGTTTTCATTCTTTTGAGTACACCAGTTTTGACACCCTGTTTTCTCAGAAATTCTATGAAATCCACAATCCACCCATCTGAGGCTGTCACACCCAGTTGGTATACATTTTTTTCATACAAAACCCCGTTCTTTCTGAGGTGTTTATGGCGACTTACTGATACCCAACCTTCAGAATCCATAATTCCAGCAATAAAAGACTTGATTGCGTCTTTGTTAGTCAAATTAAGAATCCAGTTTGGAATTTTTTGTTTCCGCCAAGTATCCTCAATCAGAAATCTGAGAGGAGACGCTGAAATCGTAATGCAATATATCGGTTTCCGATTGCCTGGTCTTTCCGTTTTATATCGGATATTCGGTCGTCTGGATAATAGTATCTCCAAGTTTCGTGCAACTGAATCAGCGAAATCCTTGTCTATTGTATCCAATCTGAACCACCAATTCCGATTAGTTCGAGAATATCCGAGCCAACCGTCCCCCAAATATACTCCAGTAAGATAACAAAGAGCGCATAACTTCCCTGCTGATTGTTCAACTCCTAACATTTTCACTCTTCGGTAGTCAGGAGAATAAGAACTTCCCAGCATATAGCTAATTTATAGACCCCTCACGATTTTCTTCCAAATCTAAGGGTCTGCGTTGCGTCTGGTGCGGTTTGCAACATAGACAATAAGGGCGTAGCGTCTGGAGAGACATTAGTGATTACGTCCACCAAATCCTCCCTTCGGCTTGCGTCCTGATATGTCACAAGTCCGATTGGCATCCCTAATCTAAACTCTATCTAAACCTAATTTTTAAGCGAGCTAAATGACTCCTTTTTGTTTCAGCACCTCGCTCCAATCACCTGTTTTCTTCGCGTTTTCGAAGGCTCTCAGATAATCGGAAGGCGAACTGCTGATTCGTCCAGAGCCTTTAAGTATCGCTTCCTTGACTCCTGATTTAGACTGGTTAGAAATCAGTTGCTGGATTACTGGGCGATTAAACGCCTCCTCCAATGAGATTTTCAGACCCCTTGCCAAAGCTCGGATATCATCTAAATAATTTTTGGCCTCGGAATGAGCCTGAAGAAACTTGAATTCCTCAAGTTCCTCTCGAAGCTTTTGGACTTCAGAAGTTTCTGGTGTCTCCTCGACAACAAATCCTTCCATCGTCTTTATGGCTTCGTCGAGGGTCATATCGTTAGCTTTGGCGAATTTCTCCAAAGCTCTGCGATATTCCTCCGCCTGTTTTGCTTGGGCTTTAAGTTCCTCTCTGGTTTGGTCTCCGACCAGCGACTTCAGACCCTTCAAGGTCTTTGACGCCTCGTCCCAAGAAGAAAAATTCCGACCCAAGATTTCCGAAACTTTGGCGGTTGCGGTCTTCAGAACCTCATCTGATTCTTCAGTCTCGGAACCAGAAATCACATCTTCGTTGCTTTCCTCTGAAAGGTTTTCCTGACTTTCCTGATTGAAAACCTCGTCAAAGGAGTCAGCTCCGATAGGTTTGTTATTCTCGTCCATTTTTTCAGGAATATTCATTCTGCCTACCGACTAATAGGCAGTCTTATGGCGAGTAATATCTAACGCCATAAGACTAACTATTTCTAATCCTTCTCGGAATTTTCCTTGATTTCATAAAATGACGACTTCCTGTTCATTATCTCCAATTGCTTCAATAAAAATTCCCTGTAATTCTGCGTATTCAAGATTTTCTGCAGCAGCGTTTCCAATATACCTATCGCCATATTTCTTGCCCCTATATGAGCCTTGATATCCTGTCGGTCAATATCCAAACCTCTTATCGTGTTCAATCCCTCGATATAAGAACGGAATTCTTTTTCAATCAATTTCCAACCATCTGTCTGTAATACCTCGATTATTTTATCACACTCGTCAAGCTCCTTGCTTATCCTTGCTCTATCGATTTTTTCCTGGTCTAAATCCATGCTCGATGGCGTTGAGAAGACGCAACATTTTTTTTGCCCGCTCAACACTTTTGGCGGTAGCCTTTTTTCGCAAACGACCATCTACAACCTTATAAATTGTTTTCCCTTTTCTTAAATAAGGCATCTATGATTTGCAATGTTGTTCATAAAGACGCCTGGCTCTTGCCTCTACATCAGTCCTGCCAGTCTGACCAGCCCTGACCATTGCCGCCCTTAAAAGTGGGCAACTTACTTTCCCGTTAATCTTATACGGAAATTTCCTTTGAGCTGGCATCAGAAAATCAGAAGGCTTGGCTTTTTCCCTTCTTTGTTTTTCCGTAGAAAATTTGCCTCCTGGCTCAAAAGCCTCTTTTACCTTACCAGTGAATTTTGCTGTTGACATTATCGACCGATAAGGGCTGGAACATTAGCTTGTTCAAACCCTTCCTGTGGCGTTAATACACGACCTACTAATTTTGGACTTATTCCCTGACTTAATCCTTGATTTAATTCTTGACCTATTCCTTGACCTAAATTATTTAATCCTGTTTCTGGGGCTTGCGTTATCTGTTTCTCCTTCAAAAATCTTTCGCCACTCAATCCCGCCAAATCAAGTATTTCTCTTATTATCGCTTCAACATCTAAATTAATTCCAGGCATTCTCGAATAAACTAAAAGCAAATCTTGTAAATTTTTCACAACGACGCTCTTGTCTATGTCCTCTTGAGTAATAAATACTTGAACATCGTATTTCAAATCCTTTAATGAGGTGTCGAGATTGAGATACCTGTATTTCCCTAATTGCTTCAATTGTTTCTCGACTTTCATTCGTTCCTGCTCCAATTCCAACTCTGAAGGAGCGTAACCGTTTTTCTCGATAAAATCAACTGCGGCTTTGGCAACAGCGTTCCTGACTATACGCTCGTCCAAATCTCTCAAACTCTGAGGATTGCCAGTATAACGAATGATGTCCCCTTTCTTAACATTTCTTATTATTATCGGAAGATAATGTCTTGAAACCAATCTCTTTAGAAATCTTCCCATCTGTTCTCTAATCAATGTAAACATACTTTCTGAACCCTGTTTTTGTAAAACTGCCGTAGTCGCAGGCTGTGTGGCGGGCAATTCTTCTCCCCGAGCAACTTCGAAAACTTGTGAAACCCTTTGAGACCAAGAAAAGATATTTTGTTCTTCCGTATAAGATGAAGGTCTGACATCTTGGACATTTAACGGCATAATATCGTCTTGTTCATTTACTGGAATAGCTCCGCCAGCTGTCAGTCTTGAAATCATTGAAGGAGTAATTCCGCTTGTCCTTTTGACTTTAAACAATTGATTATGAAGCAACAAAGCATTGAGCCTTCTCGTATTGACTATCTCGTTGATATATTCCTGAAGATACATAAGCATTTCACCAGTCCCTCTGCCATAATACCTTCCTGGAATTTTCTTCAAGCGCACATCTTCATAAGGTCTCAATCCGTCGAAGGGGTTTTCCATAATCATATGGACGACCGCTTTCTTCTCGTCCAATCCAGAAACAATAATCACTCCCTCAATCCACTCGTCCTTGTCTTTCTCTTTTCCAGTCAATAAGTATCTTGGCATCAGTCCCCATCTTTCGTAAACTTCCGCATAAGGAACCTCCGAGCGAAGATTATACCTCGTCTCTGTATATCTCGAAATGTATTTTCCGAACTCTACGAAATTCACATTGTCCCAAATTCCCTTATATTGACCGATTTCTTCAGGAGACAGAAATGCCCTTTCTATGAAAGCTCCAGACTGATGTAATGAAGGAGCTGACGGATCAAGATAGGCATTTAACAGGTCAATATAATAGCTCTGTAGAAATTGGTCGCTGTTTGTCTCCAATATCTTCACGATGGCTGTTCCGTCAAGGGCAAGCATAAAATTCACTTCGTCCAATAATTCTCCGAAATCGATTTCATCAAACTTATTGAAAAGAATTTGACGCAGTATATCGACAATCGGAATCTCCTCTGGCTTTTTAGCGATTAGATTGATGTCCTTCGTATCGAGGTCGGTATTTTTCACCAGAGAATCTGTGAAAACTTCTGTCAAAGGGACGAATATCTTGTCCAATCCCGTTGCCGTGTCTTTAGGAAAATCAAAGACGCCCATATAATTCTTTCTCGCCCTCTTTATCCATAAGCGCATATTAAATGAGACCTGATCTGTTACAGGCACAGTAGCGTTTTCCCAGTATTGCTTCTCCGTAAAAACCAGCTTTATGGCTTCTTTTTCTATTTGAGTTTGATTTGTTGGCATATACGAAAAAAGTATAGACAAAATCTAAATTTTGTCAAATTTAGTATTCTTGAAATTGAGGCAACCAAACATTTTCAGCTTCTATTTTTAATGGCTGTGAAGGCAAATTCCAAACAGATAAAGCCAAGCTCATCACGCAATCGTCGTGTAATCCCTCTGGAACTTCAGCTCTCAATCTGCCAGCTTCGGACAATTTCCATTGAAAACTTTTCAGTTCGTTTATCAGTGGCTCGAAATTAGGTATCTTGATTTTGTCTTGTTCCAACAGGATA